GTGATAGGTCAATAGGAACAATCTGGTTCTGACGACCTAAGAATGTACGAGGTTTAGGTGAGTCAACATAGTTAGTTGCTAATAGTTCTGTACGATATCCTTTAACGTATGCTTTACCTGGACCAACCTCCATTGCACACCATTCTTCACTGGCAACTTGTCCATCACTGGATGTTTGACCTGCCGTATATACACCATTGTTAAAGAAATCATCTAAGTGCTCTCTAGCACGAACATCAAATGTGTTAACAACATAGTCACCATGTGTCTCATAAGTACGACGAGCAATAGACTTCTCAATCTCGTTGTATGTTGTATGATCAACAAAGTTCTCTACAATAGAGTTGTTTAGACGCAACAATTCGATGAAGTTCTTATCAGTATCATCAGCAATTGCTTTCTTAACAAGCTGTGTCTTAATTCTAAACCTGTGTGAACCTGGAGCAGAGTAGTTAGATGATCCAATTGCATTGTCCGTTAAGGAAGGATCGTCTTCTGGGGTAATGATTGATTCTGATACTTCGAATCCGACTCTGTAGGAAGGATTATTGGTATACTGATCAAGAATAATATAAGCAGAAATGATGTCAACAAAGTGACCACGGATGAAATAGACTCCTTCATTAATATATGCTGTAGAACCAATTCTTGCAGAATCAACTGGCAATAACTGTGCCCATGGAGATCCGATCTCAATCAAAGTATTACCAAAAGTTAATTCTTCTTCACAAATTAACTGTTCATTATTTTGGAATACCTTTGTAGAAGTATCTGAAGTTGTGTCACCAGACTCAATATACTTCAGATAGAATGTAATATAACCAGCAGTTGATTCAGTAGCAGGGATAGAGAAGAGAATCTTAGCCTTGATGCCAGTGGTTAGACCCTCAACAATCTTTCCGTGTAACTGAGTACGATAAGTCTCAACGTCAACTCCTAAAAATGCCTGCTGTATAAGCACACAATGTACATTCAGGTCATAACCTATTTGACCTGGAATGACCATAGCACCTTCTTTAAACAGGTGCTGTCCCATTGCTTCGACCTGATTCTGCAGGATCGATTGCATAGTGGTAAGTTCTCTTGCCTGGATTGGGAATCCTGGTCGGAAGAGAACTCTATAAAAGTTTTTATCTTTACTGAAATCGTCAAAATATGGAGCGATATTCAGATTAGTATTCTGTGGCATCTCTTTAGAATTCGATTACGATCTTGATATCTTCGATTTGGTCACCAGCACGAGAAATTGCTCCTCTGTTGTCTATGTAGATGATCTCACCAGAGTTAGGTTCGATCTCAGGTTTGGCATATCCGTTGGTGAATGACATACCAAGGTCATATTCAGTGTTATTAATAATACGTGTGGAGGCTCCAGATACAATTGGGAAGTTGATATCTGGGTCAGCAGATGTACCAGAAGTAGCACCTACGACAGGGTTACCACCCTCAAAGTCTGTCAAGTTACCAGTGATCTCAGGGAATACACCGTCAACTCTGTTCTGATAATATTTAAGAACTTTAGTTGTATCATTCCATGAAATAACCCGACCTCTAGCAGTCACCTGTTGACCACCTACAGTTCGGGACTGGGTTACTATTTCGTCAGTTTGGAACTGACCTGTAAATGTTGGACTAAAGATAACTGCATTAGTTCCTGATAGGGTAATAGCAGATGTAAGTTCTGTAGTACCATATTGCTTAGGATTGATTACCAATCCAATACGACGATAGTCGTTATCTGTTGGGAAGTCACCTGATCCTTCATCATAGGTGAACTTCGTGTTAATCATAATTCTATATCCACCTAACTCAGAGTCTGGTTCAGCACCATGACCACTGTCAGGAGGAATAATAACATCAATAGAAGCACCAGTACCTGTACCAGCACCAATACCGTTCACTTCATCAATAATAATCTTACCAAAGTTATATCCAGATCCACCAGATGTCACAGTAGCAGATACAACTCTACCACCATCAACCACTAGTGATACTCTTCCACCTACCCCATCACCCTTAATGGGTACGTTCTCATAAGTTCCGTTGTTATATCCAGTACCAGATGCCTGAATAACAACACTATCAATCTCACCACCAACTGCATCACCAGTAACAGCAACGTCGCTGAGTACAGGCATGTAGTCGTTTGAGAAGAATTTTAAGACCTGACCAACAGGTATAGTATAAAGATACTTCCAACGATAGCCATCGGAGGTAGTGATAATACTTGTGGAAGTGCCTGTTGGCTCCACTGTCGAAGGTTTGCCATTTGGATCGGAAGGAGATGTGCCATTATATATGCACTTGTATACCTGATATTGACTATTAACTACATAAAAGTCAGCATCATATAGTTTGGTAGCACCAGATGATGCAGTCTTAGTAGAACTGTAGTCGTGACGGTACATGTCGTAAACATAACCTAGTCCACCAGTGGTTTGTTCTGGAGGTGTCCAATCGATACGACGTACTACCTGAACCGTGTCGTTAGCTAAAACACGTTTCATTGATATCATATCAGCAAACGTGTCTGAAAACTCTTGGAATGAGTCCACTGGAGTCGGTGGTGCGTTCTCGTTATCCCACTCTTGTGGTCTACCAATAAACACGTATAACCTGTCTCTAGAGGCTCCCGCCACGAGGTCGGACTGCGATGGGTCGGCACCCTCTAGAGACTTAATAAATCTCTCCGCAGTAAAAATTCTAAATTGATCTGTGAGAAGTGCCATGTTGCAGCTTTAACCTTCCTTATATTTAGTAAACTTATTCTGGTTCGTTTCTAACTAGGTTAGTGAACTCCTGTTTCCAGAATACAGCAGTTGCACCAGATCCTCCACCAGTGAGTGTGTCGGAAGTGGTAAACTTGTAGGTATTACCATTATTAGTTAATGTATCTACCTCTAATTTGACATAATCAGTAGAATATTCATTATCAAATGAGACAACTTTAGCAGTCACTCCAGTAGAGTTACCTGTAATTGTCTCACCAATAGTGAAATTAACACTATTCCAAGACTTAGCAATGATGATAGCAGTTCCTACATGTGCTATACCATCAGCGAGAGCACCAGCAGTAGAAACTGTAGAGACTAAAGGAACTAAGTTAGAGTCATATATCTGATCACCCTGTTGGAACAGAGTTGTGTTCTCACCACCTATAGTTTCCTCAATACCATATAGAGATGATGCAATACCACCATCTAAACTAATTTCATCCTCAAAGTCTGTATCAGTATTTACCAAGTCAATGATGCCATCACCAGCACCATCCAATTCATCATCATCTTCGAATACAAATCCAGTTAAGGTACCAATAGGATCTTCGAAGGTAACAATAACACCATTAACATCCTCAATTAGCACGTGTGGAGATACACCAGTACCAGAAGAACTAGCAACACCAGCAATAAACTGAATCACAGCAGTCTTTTCATTAGAACGACCACCATCGATAAATGCTAATTCATCAACTTCGAATGTTACGAATAATTCTCTAGTTGCAGGGTTCCAGTCATATACTATGGCAACCTTATTGGACTTATCCTCTTCTACTCTTCTGAGTCTGTCTGATACAGTAAAAGCATATCCAGATATACCATCATTGCCATTTGCTAGAGAGTCTAATACAACTCTTTGATCATAACGGAAGTTAATACCCCTAGTACATCCAGTAAAACTATTAGCAGTCTTACCAGTATATCTAACAATCTCTCCACCTATTTGGAACTTACCAGAACCTGAATATGCATTAGTTGTCTGTACATAGAAAGTCTGATCTGATGCAGTAGCATCACGAATAAGACCTGTGAGATTGTATACTGTACTTTCTAGAGAAGTTCTATTTCTCTGTGTTCTAATGAGGTTAGTATCTCTAGTAAAGATAACACTTGGTGGGTTAACATATCCACCACCAGGATTAAGTATGTCAATACTTGTAATAGCACCAAGGTTAATCTTAGCTTCTGCCTCAGCACCTGATCCACCACCACCAATTAACTGAATAATAGGAGGTGTCTCGAAAAATTCTCCAGCATCACTGATATTAATACCAGTAACACTACCAAATTGTTCTACTTCAGCAACACCAGTAGCACCATCTCCTCCACCTCCACCAGAGATAACAAGAGTAATATCTTCTGCAGTATAGTTTCTTCCTTTTGCTTCTATAGCAAGACCAGTAACACCACCAGTTACGGGAACTAGTTCTGCACCTGATCCACCACCACCTTTAATCTCAGCAGTAGCACTAAAATATCCATCACCAGGTTGATTTACTTGTAGGTGGGAAATTCCTCCACTACCATCATCCCTAAGAAATATATTTGCATCCCCTTTAGTCAACCCAGGGTCATCACTCTCAATAATCAATCTTAATGGATCATATCCCTCACCAGGATCTATAACATCTACTGATAATAGATCACCATTAACACCAATATTTGCACGGAGTACAGCATCCCTTATAGGAGTACCGCAATTTCCGATACTAAGTCTAGGAGGATCATTTGGATCATAATCCTGTCCAGGGTTAGTAACGATTACATCCTCAACACCGTATACACTGTTAAAGACTGGTTCGATTGTGGCTCCACTTCCAGGGACTGTTCTTGTCATCTTATGCTATTGTCAGAGTACCCATCATTGCTGAGTGAACTTCACACTGATAAACATATGACGTACCTGCAGATAAAGTATGTGGAACGACATATGTGGTTGTTCCATTTGCATCTGCAGTTACACCATCAGTTACTGCCATTCCACCAGATGAAACACGTAGCTTAAGTGGATGACTAGCACCAGTAGTATTGTAAAACTTGTAAGTAAATCCTCTATAAAGGATTAAACCAGGATTATCTGTAGAAGAATTAATCCCAGGACCATTAATGCGATATGCTCCGTTGCTTGGTGCATTAAAGGAATAATATAAAGTAGGAGAATCGCCAACTTCCCATTGACTGTTCTCTCCATCATAGTAAAGTGATTTACCTTCTATAGTATTCTGAGGAATTAACCTATCAGAAGTAATGCTCAATGTACTTCCTGCCATGGCAGTAGTGATTCCATCTGAACCCTGAATGGTTACAGTAGAGTCTGATGCAGCAGCAGTATAAGATCCAGTATTACCAGCGATTGTTTGTACAACATTCTGTACAATATTTGGAGCATCGTTGGTAATAGTAATAGTATTGGTACTTAAGTTTGTACTGATACTAGCACCACCTGCAATGGTCAAAGTGTCTGTAGTTACAGTAGCAGAAGTGCTACCATTGTCTGCAGCGAAAGTTTCGAATAGATTTTGATCAGGATCACCAAGTGCTCCTGTCATGTTTATAGTAAGAGTATCGCCAGTAATACTGGTGGAGATATTAGTACCGCCAACAACAATGAGAGTGTCGTTAACAGCGGAAGCAGTTGTTGTGCCAGTGTCGGCGTTGACTGTTTCGAATAGATTCTGTGTAGTACCTCCTCCACCTCCAGATCCTTGTTCGTCATTCGCTGGCTCCCATTTTGTAGTACTCGCATTCCACTTTAAAACTTGCCCACCTGAAGGACCACCATTCACAGTGGTATCTACATCAGAAAGGATATTAATACTATCATTTACATCAACTAGTTGGATCCAATCAGGATCATGGGAAAAATGTAATTTTCCTGTGTCATGTGTATGAGCAACCATACCATGATGAGTAGAAGCACTTGGTAGAGCAGCAGCATTTGCATATGGTGCATGCCACTTAAGGTATCCATCATCACCATCGATATAAGTTAGTGCCGATCCTGTACCACCAGCCCAAAACTTAATGTCTCCTGTACCAGTCTGCCTAATCGTTATATTATCAGTACCGTCACAAATTAATTGATGACCATTCGTATCTAAATTGGCACTTAAAAGATTAAAATCTGCACCTCGGAATGCAGGAGTTGGTGTACTACTCCATTTAAGTACTTGTCCATCCGTTATACCAGCACCAATATCGATATGGATGTCTGTGTCATTACCTAATTTCTGATATAGTTCGTCAAAGTTGGCATTATACTTGATAGCACCGTCCCTCAGGGTGTCGCCTGTGCCATCATTTGCCGAAGAACCAATACCAACTAGCTGTTTTGCCATTTTCTTACAGTTTGTACAGTGTTATTTAGGTGGCATCGAAGGTGATACCAGTAGTATCGAAGGTAGCATTAGTACCATCGAAGTTTTCTGCCTGCTGACCACCGCCACCACCAGTTACGGTGAGGGTAGCAACGTCAGTTGTTAGAGGAGAGTTTTGTGCAGCAGGTGCACCAATTGGTCCCTCAATTACACACCTGAATTTGTATCCAGACATGTATGCCAATGCAGTGAAGGTGAGACTATTAGCAGTAGATCCTGTTAGAACAGCGAATGAATATCCACCGTCTGTAGATCTGAACCATTGATAAGTCTTAGGACCATCCTCAGGACTAATAGATGCAGTAACAGTAAATGTAACTGAGGTATTAGCAGAAACAGTAGCATTAGAAGGTTGAGCACCTATCAGGATAGTAGCAGGTGCAGTTCCACCTCCGTCACCTCCACCATCTCCAGCAGGAGCCTGAGCACCATCATTATCTGGTTTGTTGAGGGTTTCACGTGAAGTAGTTCCCATCATATAAGGGAACTGTGGATCTAATGCTCCTTCATTACCTTCTTCAGTTGCCAAGAAGTATGCATATGTACCTGTAGGATATTCTGGTGTTACACAGAATCTTCCATTATGGAAATCAAGAATACCAGTACCTTCTGCATACTCCCAATCCTGCATCAATGATCCAGCAGGAGGGTTAGCAGTAGTATTGCCGTAAGTGGGTCTGCCTGGTGCCTCTTCAGATTTAATCCTATATGAACTACTTGCTAAAACTTTAGATGATGTATTGTCCCATGGATTACTATAAAGATAAGGTCCATACACAGGGAATCCATCAAATGCAACACCAACTATCTTAGAATGTCCGTCAGGATGACGCATATTGTCACCATTAAACTGACTAGAACCATAGTAATCATTATATCCTGCCATTACAGCATTGTTCTGCCAACACTCTAGGAAGTGTGTGTCATGGTAGTGATACTGTCCTGTATTCTCTGGGTGTCCACCACATGAGTCATCTCCAAAATCTACAGGAGAATCTTCATAGTGTGCATTCCACTGAAATCCTGTTGGTGGGTTACCACCTGCTCCAGCACTAGGATTAAAGATTGCTACACCATTAGCAGTAACACCAACAATACCTAAAG